GACTGTGCTGCTGATACATCTGATTCTATAGTTCCAATGCTTGCTGTGTGACCACTTGTCAATGTTTCAAGTGTAGATACACTTCCCTCTACGGCTGTAACCCCTGATTGCAAGTTATCAATATCTAGTTCTACTGCGTCAAGATCTGACTGCAAGGTTGTTATTTGTCCATCAATTGTTGAAATACTTGATGTGTGTGTTGACGTAGTAGTAGTAAGTGAATCAATATCGTTTTGCGCTGCAGTCATATCTGATGTCAGTCCAGATGTAGTTGTTTCTAGGCCAGTGACATCACCTTCTGCTGCAGTCATTCTTGTTTCAAGATTTGAAATATCTACTGCTAAGCCATAAGCCTGGCCTTTAACAAAAGCAGTTGTAGCAATTTGTGTAGAGTTATCAGTTAATGTTGCTGTTGGTGCAAGTGGAGCACCCAATAGATGTGGACTTATAAGGTTTGCCTTATTTATAAGTTGTGATGTTACATATCCTACAAAGTTAGTGTCATCATTAATAGATGCTGCAATTTCATTTAGAGTATTTAGTGCTGCAGGTGCTCCATCGATGAGATTTCCAAGTTGTGAAAGTGGAACATTTCCTGTTGAGTCAAGTTCCGCTACTCCGTTTACCTGTCCCTTTGTTGTTACTGGAACATAATCGTCAAGTGATCCACCTAGGTCTTCTAGGTTCTTGAAGTAGGAGAGGTCAGACCAGTTATTTACACCATCGCCCATTTTGAACTGGTTGGTATCAGTCTCAAACCCAATTTCTCCTGCTGCCAAAATTGGATCTGCATCTGTCCATTGCTGTGCAGTTCCTCTGCGCTGTTGCATTCTAGTTGCCATTTATATCTCCTTAGTGGGGCTGCCACTTATTTTATAGTCTTATTATAACATCAATTTTAGTTGAAGTTATCTATTACAGTTCCTCCGTCAAAAACAACTGTCCAGGTTGTTGTAGACGGTCCACCAGCATCGATTCCTGATCCCTGTGGTGCATTAAATGTTGACCCATCATAGAATTGAGATACTATGAATCCAGTTCCATCAATTGCGGTATCGTGAATGTGCTGTGGAAGATTTTGCGTGTCGTCAATAGTTGCTTGGGTATACCAAGATCCGTTGTAATAAAAATTAACTCTATTTGTTAGAGTGTCTAACCACATTGTTCCATTAGTTGGTGAAGAAGGAGCAGTAGCGCCAACAGCCATTGATCTTGAGTCAACATACTCCTTGGTTGCTGCATGTGCTGCAAGAGTTGGTTCCCCGACTGTTACTGCACCGCCAAAAGAACCACCGTTTGCAACGATGAGTCCATTCTTGACCTTAAAGTCTTTTTCTACTGTTGCCATTTACTTCTCCTTCTTCCAACTATTTTTATTTTTTATTACGCAAGCAATGTTCCAACAACTGTTACAACTGAAGTGTTGTTTGCTGTTGTTACACGAAGTCTTACAGTGGTGCCAACTTCAACATAGTCTGCTGTTATTGTCATTAGGGAACCGTTAGTTCCAACCATTGCATATTCTGTGATTGATATATTGTTTGAAGAATCCATTGTTAGTAAAACTTCTGCAATATCTGTGTGTGAACCTTGTGCTGTCTTTACCAAGAACTTTGCTGAACGGTATTCTGTTCCAAGGAACTCATAGGCTGTTACCTGGCTTGCAGTTGCTACTGAAACTGTTGACGCAACCTGCTTAGCAATTGAGTTAATCTCAACTGCTGTAAAGTTTGGTGTTGTATCCTGAACTGCATCAATTGCTCTCTGATCTGTAAAGTAGAGGTTTGTTGAACCTTCTGTTAGATCATCAGTATCGGAATCTGCTACACCGTTTTCTGCGGTAATAGTAAGTCCTGCACCTGTTCCTGTGATTGTAATGTTTGTAAGATTTGCACCAGTCAAAAGATCTGCTGCTGAAGTCTTAGCACGAGAATCAGAGAAGTAAAGGTTTGTTGCACCCTCTTCAATATCGTCTGTGTCAAGATCATTAATTGCATTTGTAGCAAAAGATTCAGCATTAGTCTGTGCTGTTGAAGCAGAACCTGCTGCATCGTAGTTGATTGCAAGGCCATCTGCGTAGTCTTCTGCTGCTTCTTGTGCTGCTGCTGCTGCACCATACATATCGTATGCTGCTGCTGTTGCTGCAAGTGCTGCTGTGTTGAAGTCTGATATATCTGCTGCATCAAGACCAGTTACGGAAATTGTTGCCCCTGTAATATCAATGTTTGAACCTGCAGTTAGTGCATCTTGCTTTCCTGCTGCAATACCCTGAAGATCAGAGATAACATCTGGGTTATCCTGAAGTGCTGCTGCCAACTCATTGAGTGTGTCAAGAAGTTCTGGTGCACCATTTACTAGGTCTGCAACTGCCTGATCTGCATGATCCTCTGCTGCTTGCTGTGCAAGACCAATTTCTGTGCTTGTCTTGTATGCTGACCAAGCCTTATCTGTAGCAGTGCCATTTGCATCGCTAATCTTTGCATCTGCATAATCTTCTGCGTTAGACTGTGCTGTTGATGCTGAACCTGCTGGGTCATAGTTTGATGCAAGGCTATCTGCATAAGACTTAGCATCTGCCTCTGCTGTGTCAGCATATCCCTGATAAGCAGTTGTAATTGCTGTCTCACGAGTATCTGTGTAAGCCTTTGCATCTGTCTCTGCTTGATCTGCGTATGCCTCGTAAGCAGTTGTAATTGCTGTCTCACGATTGTCTGTATAAGTGTTTGCTGCTGCTTGTGCTGATGAAGCAGAACCTGCTGCATCATAATAAGCATCTACTGTAGCACGATCAATTGAAAGTTCTCCAGCACCGCTTACATCAAATTCATTTGAAACTGACTTTACAAGTGTTTCTCCGCCAATGAGATCAAGGATGTATTGATCTGATGCATCTTCTGTAAGAATCTGATTTCCGTTTACGGTTGCATTTGCACCTTCAACGATCAGGCCATACTTAATTTTAAAATCTTTATTTACTGTTGCCATTTTTTTATATCTCCTTAGTTATGCCTTAAGTCCAATACGAGCATATCGTGCTGTGACTGGCTTGATCGCAGGATCTGGAGTGACTGTAATAGCCACGGTATTTCCAGTGCGAGAGACATTAATGGTGCCAATATTCCCATCATTGTCGATTGTTCCATACTCACTGACAGAAACACCGTCTCCGTCAATAAGAATGGTCATTTCAGTTGCGTAGAACTTGTTGTCCCCTGCTGTAGTCTTTGATATTGAAATAATATACTTGACCATACGCCAAACTGTAGCATCAAAGTTATCAATTACAGTTACGTTCTCAATACCGTTGATTGTATTTTCATTGTTACCATAAGAGCCAAGATCTGTTGCTTGTGCTGTTGCGGTATCAATTAAGTCTTCATAGTTTTCTTGAGTAGGTCTATCTCCTGTTTGGAATAGGCCCTTAACTCCTGGAATTGATATCTTTGCCATGCTGTAATTATAACATCCCTTTTAATAAGACTATTATAGAATGTAGTTGCTATATCCAATAACTTGAAGAGGTATACCTGGAGTATTTCCCAAACCAATAGCCTGAATTTGAATTGCTGAAAATCTAACTCTAAATGGCAATATTTCACTTATAACTGTTTTTCTTGTAAAATCTTCTATCTGAACTTCTGGATAGTCTATTGGAAAGATTCGCTCTGTCTTGTTTTGTAGTTTGTCTAATAATACTGCTGTTGCCATTAATCTGTTACATCTTCAAGAATCTTCATGCTACCCTGGCAAACTGTCCAGACTCTTGTTGGGTCGCTAACCTGAATATCAAAGATGTCTCCTGTCTGTAAGACATTGGATTCTTCTGCTGTAAGCCAAACTGTAAATTCTCCAACTAGATCATCTTCATCTGCAACTGGATGCAAGGCCATGACTGTTGTGGCATTGTCTGTAATAATCCCAGGGGTCGAAGTAGGTCTTTTAATCTTCATGGCAATATCCCATTCAGATCCAGGACCTTTTAAAATTAAAGGCTCTTGAGCATCATCTGTTACATAAACCTTGAAACCAGAGGTATCTCCACGAACGACAGTCCAAATAACTGTAGGAGGTTTATTTCCAATGTCGTATGATGTTTGAGATCCTCTTAAAGTTGCCATAGTTTATTATATCACTCTTAGGCTAGTCCAGCCTTGAGTGCCCCCCATGTCCCGTTGCCTTTTGCCTCAACAATAATAATTCCATTTGATACGGCAGAGGCTGCATGTGCAACAACTCCAACTGCTCCACCTGCCTGAACATTTGTTAGTCCTCCACCAGGTGCAACATATAACACATCTCCACTAATAAACGATGAGGTATTAACCCCTTCTAAAATTCCTGCAACAACTACGATTCCTTCTGCATTATTTGCAATTGATGTTTTTGTTAATCCAAGTATTGGTTTTGTTGTAGATGGAAGAGATACTGCAATTGTTGTTTTTGTTGTATATCCAGTTGCATAAACTGGTGTTGCTGCTCCAATTGCTGATCCTGAATTATTAATTACTTGAATCTCAAAGTATGAGACACCTAGGGGTGGTAAAACCACTTCTAGTTTATCCACAAGTTGCTTGATATCTCCATGAACATTAACTGGATTAGTATCTAGTGGGTATGGTAAATTAAATCTATTTGATGAGCCTGTTGCCATAATACTTTATTATACCACCTTTCAAAGTTGACTTTTGGGGAAAATACATGTTATACTTGGTATAGACACCTACCAGGGTGTTATTGTTTTCTAAGGAGGAAACTATGATTAAATTTATCGAAAGAAACAAAGAGATCATTAGCACACTCAGTATCGTAGCATTAGTAACGGTTTTGTCGAACGGAGCCAATGCTGATTCAGGTCTTGATACGAAGAACAATCTTAGCCTTGAACAGGCTCAGACAGTAGAACCCGCCTCGAAAGAGGTTTTTTTGGTTTCTAAGGCTAAAAGGTTAGAGAGTTTTGAGAATAAGGTTTCTCTGACTGATTTGGAACTAAAGGAACTGTTATCTCTGGTTGGCTTCAAGGGCAAAGACCTTGTTGTTGCCTGGGCGGTAGCAAAGAAAGAATCTAATGGGCGACCATTAGCATTTAACGGAAACCACAAGACTGGTGACTCATCTTATGGTATGTTCCAAATTAATATGATAGACAACCTTGGTCCTGATCGTAGAACCAAGTTTGATCTTGAGTCAAACGCTGAGTTGTTTAATCCCGTAAAGAATGCAGAGATTGCATACTATATGACAAACGGTGGAGAAGACTGGTCCTCATGGAAGGGCATCACTCCAAGAACCAAATACTGGATGGCTAAATTTCCTAAATAATCTATAAAAAATAAATTACCCCCTAGAAAAATCTGGGGGGTTTTTATTTGTCTTGTCTTGGTGGCATCCCCAATGCACGGTTTGGCACAATCGTGTGGGATGAATAGTTTGGTATAAATTTTAGGTAATCCTTTGAAATTCCAGTATGCACAAAAAACTCTTCAACCTTTTTCTTATCGACATCCAGTTGTCCAGACATCAAAAGGGATAGCCTATCTGTTGATTTTTCTACGTGAGACCAATAATCTTCTTTTCTGTCGTCTGCCCAAGGCCTTAGATTAGCCCTAGTGACAGATCCATCCTTTTGCTTGTGTGAAGAATGATGAAAGACATCTCTGGTTCCTATAGAGTATATTTCCCATCCTTTACCATATGTTCTTATTGATAGGCATATCTCCTCTGTATTAAAAGATTCTTCTCCAGATATTCCAACTTCATCAACCCAGGCTTTTGGTGCCAATAAATAACAGCATGTAGCCCAAAAAGATCTTACAGACTCTTTATACTGTAAAGTTCTATATCCAGGAAACTTAAATCCTGGTATAAGCCCTGTGTAGTAGTCACCACACATTGAAATTGTGTTAGGTATATTAAAATCGATTGATCCGTCTTCTAATATTTCGTAGTTGGCTGGAGCATATGCAATTATAAATTTATCTGATTTTTTTTTCATATTTTCATATGCACTTAAACCTTTTATATCCCAGCCATATGTTCCATATGTATGTGAATCAAACTGAATAAAAAAGTCATAATCAAAATCAACTTCAGTTGCTAAGTTTCTTGCCCAGCAGAGGCCACCACGGTAAATTGATGTGTCATAGTGTCTATAAACAATCTGTGATTCTGGAATAAAGGAAAAATCGTAAACCTGCGTGTCTTCAGACACTAAGGAAAAATATAGGCTGTTTTTATTTTTTGCTGTTTGCCACAAAGATTTTACTGTTGAATAAAATTCTGGATCACAGTAATTAACTACGCTAACTAAAATTTTCACTACATAGAGTCCTTAGACTCTGGCTTTCTAATGTGTGTATATAGGTGTTGTGGACCCTCAGTAAAAAACCAGTGATCTGGTTCTGTATAAAAAAAGAATGCATTTGCAACTAGGTTATGCTCTGGATCTGGGAATTCTTCTCTCCAATGTTCCTGGTCATTACCATATGATATAACTGCATCATTTTCTTCTGGCTGAAACCTTTCCCCCTCTACGTAAAAATCCCAGGGGGTCTTATGAAAAATTGTATAGTTAATGTGATATGTGCAAGCGTTATCATCTTTATGCTTCCATAGTCTTGCTTTTTCTGTTTCATATACGCTTATAAGGCACCATGAAGGAACAAGGGTATCAGATTCAAACTCTTCTCGTGCTAATGGCAAAAGCATTTCGTGAAATTTTCTTAATGGCTCAACTTCTGGCCTATGTGTTCCGTCCCAAATTATCCACTGATGTCGACCAAAACTATTATCAAAGGTTGTCTTATCGTTTGCCCATAAAGACATTGTAAAGTTTTGAAGATCTTTATGGTCTTGTGGGGGTAGAACATTTTTTAACAAATAAGGATTTTTCATTTACCATTTACCTAACGGACAAGTTGCTAACTCTAGTGTTGTCTTTGCTTTCATAAAGCATCCACATTTTTTGCATTGCTTCGTTAATTTAATTAATTCTGGGCATGACTTGCATATTTCATACCTTGCTAAGGCAACCTCATCTGAAGCCTTTGCAATTGAAGGATTTACAAGATCCCAAGGTCTTGTATCTCCAAGTTTTTCTTTATATTTTGCCCAATTACTCTGTGACACTGTATGCATCACCAATTGCGAGTTGGTCTGGATTATTTGTAACGTCTACAAATATTGGATTACTTGTGTATAGAGCCCAGGTGTGCTCATCACACATAATGGTATCTACAACATTACCGTCAATTACTACGGCTACTTTATAATTAACTACAACTTGATTTTCTGTCATTTTATTCCTCCTATATATAGTCTATCATAAAAAGTTATGAGGCGCAACATGAGTAATACCACGTTCCAGAAGTATAGGCATACCAGGATACTGTTCCGCAAGCCCCATTGCTTACACTCTGATTAGATGGGCTGCTTACAGACTTGCTTCCACTATTAACGGTTGTTCCAGTGACGCAAGTTTGATAACTAGAAGCCAGGTCTGGACCTCTTGTAGTATATGTTGCACTAGCAGTTGGTGTAGGTGCTGGCGCTGTTGGGGTTGGTGCTGGCGCTGTTGGGGTTGGTGCTGGCGCTGTTGGGGTTGGTGCTGGCGCTGTTGGGGTTGGTGCTGGCGCTGTTGGGGTTGGTGCTGGCGCTGTTGGTGTAGGTGCTGGCGCTGTTGGGGTTGGTGTGCTACATCCAAGACCTGTATAGAATGTAACTCCAGAAGATCCATCAGAGCACTTATACCAATTTTGCTGGTAGTTTGTGCATCCTGGACATGACCCATCTGGACATGATCCACTGAAAACGGGACCTTGTGTTATTCCATATGTATTATTTGCTGGACATATTGGCCCTGTAGGAGTAGGCGCTGTTGGTGTAGGTGCTGGCGCTGTTGGTGTAGGTGCTGGCGCTGTTGGTGTAGGTGCTGGCGCTGTTGGTGTAGGTGCTGGCGCTGTTGGTGTAGGAGCCGTTGGTGTTGGAGTTGGTGTGCAACCTGCATTTGAACAGTTTGGAAGAGTTGCCCCAGATTCATCTACTCCTGAATTTGTGCAAAGGTTTGTTGAATAGTCTCTTAAGTAAACTCCATTTGAATTCTTAACTTGATAATTACACTTTCCGTCATAATATATAAATGTATATGTATTAACGTTAACTGGTCCAGGGGTAGTTAGAGTTGCTTGTGCTGACTGAGAAGATCCAGTTTGATTTGCTCCAGAATATACCGTAATAGTTATATCATGAGTTGTGCTTGGGGTTAGTCCAGTTGCAGAAGCAAAGCCTGCAGTTGTTCCATTAAGACTGAAACCTGCTCCACCGCCTGCTGGAACCACAGTTAGAGAAAATGATACCTGTCCAACTGAATCCCAAGAAATTCCTGCTGTTGATTCTCCAGTAACTATTGATGATAAATTAGAAACCGATAACGTAGGAGCCGTAGGCGTTGGTGCAGTTGGGGTTGGTGCTGGCGCTGTTGGTGTAGGTGCTGGCGCTGTTGGTGTAGGTGCTGGCGCTGTTGGTGTAGGTGCTGGCGCTGTTGGTGTAGGAGCCGTTGGTGTAGGCGCTGTTGGGGTTGGTGCCGTAGGTGTAGGCGCTGTTGGTGTAGGGGCAACATTTTCATATATGTCTCCAGACAAAGACCAAGTATTTGTGTCGAGTTTAATCAATGTTGCTTTTGAAAATTGACCATCTAAAGACATTACGTTGTTTTTGCTTTTTACTGATACTGAAACACTCTCTGGAGAGATTGTGGTTGAGCCAGTTCCAAGTTGAATAATATCTACAGAATATCCAACTGGTATAGCAGTTGTTAAATTTGCGGGGACTGTAATAGTTGTTGCTGATGAGGAATCAACCGTAATAACTCTTGAGTTATCTGCTGCAGCAAGCGTATAACTTGAGAGTTTAGATGTAATGGTCTTATATCCAGAAATATTTTGCCAGATAGTTCCATCAAAATATTGTAACTGATCAACCCTAACTGAATTTTCATTTTCAGCAATAAAGCAAACAAGACCTCTTACTGGCTGAGTTAAAACTTGATCTCTATGAGTTGGGTTATTAAAATTATTAACACCTGCTTTTGCATTAATGACATCATTTGTTGTGACAGGAGCACCGTATGTGTGTGTTCCACTCCATGTATAATTTAGGGCAGTGTTTGCAGCACCAGAAATTGCATACCAAGTTCCGTTTTGATAAATATATGCAGTTTTTCCAATGTTGTTAATTGCCACTATTTAATTATCTCCAATGCCCTTAGTTCTGCCTCTGTTAATCCTAGAGAAAGAAGTTTGCCAATTGCTCTCTCTTTTAAAATTTCTTTTTCGCTTGTCTTTGGCATTATGCACCAATCTCTCTCCACCCAAGAGTTGTATCATAAATATACATCTTAAGTGGTGTTGAGTTTTTGTCTACCCATAAAGTTCCCTCTGTGATAGTTCCTGTTGGTGCTAAATTTTGATAAATAGCATTAGGATATTCTGTTAATGATGCTCCGCTTTCTGAGTCTACCCAAATATATCCATTTGGAATATCTGATGGCTCAGTATCTGAATATTCCGATCCTGGACCATTGTCCTCAAGAACCTGAACACGTGTCTTTAAAGCCTTTAGGTGGCCTGCTACGGAATCTGAAATTATATTTGACTCATTTGTAGTTGAGGTATCGTATGTAGATGAGCCGTAGTGGTATAGTCTTAGGGCTGCTTGAATATCCGCAGCATCCTCATAACCAGGAATTTGAGTTTTAAAAAGTTGTCCTATTTCAATAGCAGCCATAGTATCTCCTACTTAGATTATACCACAGTAATCAATAAATGGACTGTTTTGGTTCCAGTTAAAGATCTCCAGGCCCCTTCGTGGAATTCAGAAGCATTAATAGTTATTGGAAGATTGATGATATCTGTTGTGTCAATAGGTAAAATATTAATTGATGAGGCAGTTGGCGTAGAACCAATAATTTGGCATTGAACGCTAAAGTTTAGTTCTGAAATATTTGTGACCTCTGTGGTAGAAGAAAGAATATCAAAAATAGGGATGGTAATTGTTGCTAACCCCTCAACAAAACTTGTTGTTTTATTTGTTGCATATATTGATGGAGTTAACTTAAGTATATGCTGCCAAACTGGTCCTCCTGGCTCAGACTTATATTGATAAAGATATGAGAAATCTTCACTAGTATTTTGTAAATTAATATATAAGTCATTTACCTTCAGTGGAACGCTATTTCCAATCACTGTGCTTACACTGTTGGGGTTTCCATTACCTGCAAAAATATAACTACCACGATCACCCTGTGCACCCAGATCTACTGCTAAGTCTATTTTTTCTGGTCCGCCAATAATTGTAATTTCGTCTGTAGATAGTAATACTTCTGCCATTATGCTACCGTGATATCCTCTGTAACATTAATAACTCCAGTCAAAAGGGTATAAATTTTTGTTGCACCCTTTTTAACTTCTACGTCATAATAATAGGTTGTTCCTGCTATCAACTGTCTTCCAGTTGCAGGTAATATTGAGCAAGCAACAAAAGAGTTATTGTCGCTAATAGAGGCTGTAGCAATTTTTGCGTTTGCACTTTGTCCTCTTGCCGTGTCTATTGTAAACTTTACTTCATAACCATCTAAATCAAATGCGCTATTGTCATTTAGTTTTGGGTATATGTTAAACTCAAGAGTGTCACCTCTGTAATAATTAATATCATAAGTTGCTGGAAATGCCATAATTCCTCCTGTTTTATTATACCATGCTGACATATATAGATTTAAGAATTACTGAAGCGTCATAGTCAGTTCTAATTTGTGGAACTGCTCCGTTACCCCAGACCTTCTGATTTTCTATAAAAACATGCTGTGTTACTGTTATTGGGTAAGTGTGTTGATATTTTAAAGACCCAATAAATTGAGAGACTTCTAAATCGCTGTTTTGCGAGTATGTTCTTATCCAAACCTCAGTATTGCTGCTATAGGTGGTTAGTTCAAAACTATATGTTATGAATACTTGAGCACCCTCTTCAAGTCCCCTAAAATTAAAGGCCCTTGAGTGATCGTTCCATAATGGGGTGCATCCTTTAGGAAGATACTTTTCATTTGACAATCCATCAGATATTAAATATACTGTTGCCCAACCGTCATCTCCTTCAGATATACCAAGTTTAAATGGTTTTTCAATTTTGTTGTGATAGGATGCCCACCCTGATTGTTGTCCTGAAGAGGATAAAGAACTAAGACCATCTTTACCTGCTGGTCCTGGTTGGCCTTTTGGTCCCGATTTTCCTTCTGGTCCTTGTGGCCCCTCTTTACCGTCTTTGCCATCCCTACCTGCAGGTCCTTGTGGTCCGACTGGACCAGGAACTGGAAGAAATGACAAAACATTGTCTTGTGTAAATGATGACTGGCTTTGTTCTACTTGCTCAGCATAAGATGTTTTTTTGTGGGCAGGAAAATCCATAGATTTAGAAACAGCCATGGATACATTATCTCACTATATTAAGTCAATGACTCTATAGATGTAATGATTCCATTGACTACTGAAACTATCTTACTATCTGATGTTTGGAATGTTCCTGTTGCTCCCGTTGGTAATTCAGCATCTGCACCTTTAGCAGAAACTAAAAGCCAACCATTTGCTGGTGGGGCGTATGATGAAAATTGTCCATTGGGATGATAGTAGGTAGATCCTTCAAATTCAACTACAGATCCAGGACCATAATCAATTCCATTTACCCATGGACCAGTAAAGTTCCAAAGTGCATCTGCACCGTCAGCGCCGTTTGTTCCATCTGCACCATCTTCTCCTTTAGGAATAAATATATCCCACTGTAAAGGATTAGCAACAGGACTTAATAGTCCGCCACTTGCTTTTGCAATATATAAATTATTGTCGGCGCCTTTCACAACTGCAATATTTGCAATGTATCCGTTACCTGAAACATAATCTCCCAAGTAAACAAGACCAGGACTTCCATCTGCACCGTTGGTTCCATTATTTCCTGCTGGTCCCTGCGGACCTGTGTTGCCAGTGTCACCTTTAGGACCTTGTGGTCCAACTACTGCCACTCCAGGCATTGGAACAATCTTAATAACTGCCATTATAAACTACCTCCTGTTACATCACCAGAAACTGATATAGTTCCAACTACTGGTGTCCAAACTGTATTGTTATCAATTGTTACTTGTAAATCAAACATCAGTTCCGCAACTGTCTGCCTGTATCCACTTCCCCAATGTTGAGTGATGCTCGGTGATGCTAGAATCTCAACATATCCAGGATACGAGACTATGCTCAATGGATCTATAATGTCAGTTTTTGGATCATAACTTGTTGCCAGGTATGTCCAACTAGATGTGTCAAAAAATGTTATTTCGTCGTCTTCTAGAAATTCAATTCTTAACGGAGAAGAGTCGCCACGAACCACGTTCCATTTAATTCGAACGGGATCTGCACCAAATATTTCGGGTCCACATAGAGTCATAATAATTGATTATACCATAATAATAATACTGGCTCTCAGGTCGGTGGGTATACGAGATAGGCCTGAGAACCAGTAAATAAAGTATATCATATTTGGACATTTAAGACATCAAGATAACGAAAAGTTATATAATGTTATTACAAAAAGTTATAAAGTAAATTGTTAGTAAATTGTTATAATCGACGGAAGTAAAAACTATAAAATCAAGGTCTTAATGGTGTATACTTAAATATATATAAGAGAAAAGAATATCTTTAAGTTAGGTTTTAATATATCTTATATATAGTATATAGTAAATTACTTGTTATCAACTTTAGCAATATGCTCAATTAAAATCTTATACATTTGGTCAAGTTTTTTCTCTTGTCTTTCTCGTGACATTATAGAATCGACTCTTTGTTCGTCTAAAGCACTTTCTAATCTTGAAACCTGGTCTTTTAAACTTGATCCAGAATTGGGCTTAAGTTCGCTTAAGTAGTGTCTAACTAACCACTTAATTGCAAAAGCAATAGATGATATAATTGTTAGTATTGCGACGATTAACGAGGCCCAGTCCTGAATTGTCATAACTAGATTATTATAAGGGGAGTTTTTTAAAATATGAAACAGTGGGACTACTTGCTAGGGCAGAACAATAAGACCTTCATATCTTTAATAACAACCAACATGTTTGATCATAATATGGAGACATCAAAAGAGTATGACATGGCTTGTCAGGACTGCAACCACTCCAATTGTTCCGAATTTAATCCAGACAAAAAAGTCGATGTGTCCGACTTTTATCCAAACCACCCTATATCTTATAAAATTAATAATTTCGGTTTTAGGTCAGACGACATAACAAAAGAATCCGTAAAAGATAATTATGTATTTATAGGATGTTCGAATACCTTTGGTCTAGGGGTTCCCGTAGATCATATATGGTCATACCAATTAAACTCTTTTTTAGAAGGCAGTTCTTTTATAAATATGGGGACACGTGGTGGAAATGTTGAGGTTATGGCTTATAACTTTTTCTCTTTGGTAAAAAATTTTGGAAACCCAAAAGGTGTATTTATTGATTTTTCAAATTTAAACAGGCAGACTGAGTTTAACGGAATTGGCAAAAACAAACATATAAGTATGACTTATGACAGAAATGTAGCCAATACAGATTTAATGGTATTTAGCACCGCTACTTTGATTATGTCTATTGAGGAGTATTGTAGGCAAGCGCAGATACCTCTGATATGTTCATCTTGGGATCCAGAAATGGCAAAAGTCTTGGATAGATTATGTGATAATGGAGATTTAAGCAGCAAGCACTTTTTTAATCAGTTTGATATCAAATTGTTACAGAGCGCAGCCTCAAATAATAAACCAGATATCTCCAAAAGCAAGTATTGGGAAAAATCAAGAGACGGGCATAGAAATGGTTTGGAGCACTGGGTTACATATGAGATGTTCAAGACTAAGTTCGAAAAATCTTATGGCCTTTAATTCGACGGGATATAAGTCGTCGCCGAAATAGAGGCTTTCCAAACCCCCATAAAGACAATCTATGGGACAAAGCCCCAAACTGTCTGATAGGGGCCTTCAAACCTTTTTTAGGCTATAATTAGAGTATGCCAGATGATGTCAAATTTATAGATTTGTTTGATCCGAGTCAACCACGAAGTGACAAAGATCTGATAGAATATAGGTTAGGCATTTGCAATGGTTGTGAATGGTTTAATAAGCGTTTAGTCAAGTGTAGGAAATGCGGATGTTTTATGAAGTTAAAATCTACGCTCAAGCAGGCTAAATGCCCTATAGAGAAATGGTGAGTATTATGGAGAAGAAAGATATTATTAATGCAGTTGTTGAAGTTGTAGAGAATCAGATGAAACTTGATGCCCCTGCAGAATTGACACAAGAACAAGTTGAAGCAGCCCTTTTATTGGGAAGACCTTCTTTGACTGAGACAGCAAGTAAGATTGCAGACAAGTTGTTAGGATGAGTGATTTTAAAGATCCTTTTTGGCTTGAAGATGCATATGTCCATCAGAATATGTCCCCTTCGGAAATAGCCAAATTGTGTAAAACCTCAGAATACGAAGTAAATTATCATTTGGAAATGTATGGCATTTCTAAAGAAGATTTAAGCGAAAACTTTTTTAAGTAATGGATGCAGAGTTTTTCTGCAATGACGCTAGAACTAAATTTCTACAACCAAACAGTGTAGACATGTTCTTGTGTCATCCACCATATATTACAACTGATAAACAGGTATATGGCGGAGACGCAAATAGGCAAATTCAGAATCAGGAATATGATGATTACATCAAAGGTTATGTAGAGTCTATCAAGCATATTGAGTATGCGTTAAAGGATACTGGATCTGCCCTCGTAATTTTGAAAAACCATGATTCCTCGTTTGATGTTATTTCAAAAATCAAAACCGAGACAAATTTAATTATTACAAAAACCTTAATTTGGGATTATTCAGATAGTAAGATTTTTGAAAATGTTAAAGAAAGAAATGGCGATGAGTTTGCCCTTATCCTGCTATTGCATAAACAGACAAACATTCCTAGATACGAAAAAATGAGAAACTTTATTATTAAGGCTCATTGGGACACTCAAGAAGAAGTTATTCAAAACCTTAAAGAATACCAGGATCGTGGATATGTATGGGATTGCTTTACTGAGGAAATTGCTGAGATCTTAATTGATAACTATTCGTTACCTGGTCAAGTTGTGGCAGATCTCTTTGGAGGCACTGGCACTACCGCCAAAGTTTCTCTTCGTATGGGCCGTAAAGCCATTTACAATGATGCTTCGCATCAACAGTATCTTATTGCCAAGAAAAGAGTATTACAATTGTAGCAATGGGCAAATATAAAGATAAGAAGTGGCTCGAAGAGCAATATGTGGATAATGAGAAATCAATAGACACCTTAGCACAGATGTGCAATGTCGACAAAAAGGTTATTATTTATTATCTAAACGAATTTAGGATCTATCGTAAATACAATCACGATAAACATCCTATGCGTTGGTAGAGCATTGGCAGTTATCACAGCATTGTTCTTTGAACATCTTTAGTGCCAAACCATCATTATCAGGACGACCTAGATCTTCCCAAAATTTCTCTCTACCCATAGCATCTGTCTCTACTAGTGGCTTTGACTCAAACAAGAAATCTTCATCCCAGGCATTTTCAAAATTGTCTAATATTCCCATGAATTCATTATACCCCAAATCTGAAAAAATTTGTAAAACTCAAATAGCCTAAAATCTGAATATTTTATCCAAGTGTATGATACAGGTTTATAAGAAAAATAAAGTAAAAATATAGTGAGCACATCATAGCGCAAACTTTTCTTCTTACTTTATTTTTTCTTTTATTGTTTTGTTAGTAGTGTAGTGGGTGGGTGATCTTTCACACCCCTACCCCCTCACTTTGCTTTGGATATCATTGGCACCACTACCCTGTCGTAGTGTTTTCGTAATTGCTTAGTTTCGCTTACTGTATCTCTAGCGATTTTATCAAGACCTAAGTCTCTGACTACCTTGCTAGTTTCTACTACGATAGTTTTAGCGAATGCAACACCTAATAATTTTAATCCAATAGGTATTGCAACAACCGCACCAATAGTTAGGACTACAATAACAATAGCCATAAAAATCAGTGAGTATTGGACTATATTAGCAAACCACTCAAAAGGGCTACTTAAAAAATCTAACAATATAAAACTCCTCTAGTCTGATGTAGTGAATGATGATGTAGGTGTAAGTGAGTCTAGATATTCTTGACGCACCTTAGACATAACTCTATCTATCTGTGCGTATGCGTTAGCACACTTATAGCAATAGGTTTCTGTGTTAATGCCTAGCATAAAGGCATCTGTTCCACTATAAACTAGTTCTGTTGATTCACAGTTAATTACTTGACATGTTTTCATTTATTTATCTCTTTTCTTTTGTGCATAAGCAGGGGTTGATTGTTATTTGTTTACCCTTTTGGGTAACGATTGCTAGTGTGCTACATTGTGAGCATAGGTATAAGTGCATTAGAATTCACTATCCTTATCTAGTATGGTAGGGATAAGCGCTACTAGTGTTACCACTATGGCAGACGCAATAACGATAATGTAGAGGGTCATTAGTTATTTTCCTCTCTAGTTAGAATAAAGTCACGATTGTGCTTATTTAACTCAAAAATAGCACCATTAGAACAGATAACACGCATAGCGTTACCATTCCACTTTCTAATTTTAATAATGACCCCTGATTTAACAAGGTTCATAGATGTAGGTAGGGTAATGGTATCTCCTACCTCAATGTTAGAGTAGTTACTTAATGTAGTCATTTATAGACCACCTTTCTTTTTAATGCGATATCTATTTGATACCTTTTTCCTTGCCTAGTGTTATTTGCTCTTATTTGCTACGCTCACCCTATTGCTAGGTTTATTTGGTAGGCTCAGAGGCTCAACTAGGATTTATCCTTATTTAATTTTTCTTACTATGTAAGTGTAACAG